GCCAGCCTCAACCTGTGGACCTCCGCGATCGGCAGCTGGATACCCGCACAGATATGGCCCGCGCTCGAAACCGACGAACCAATGCCGGCCGGCGGTGTGCTCGCCGTCGACTCCGATCTGGACGACATGCGCTACAGCGGCGTCCGTGTCGCCCAACGCGAAGACGGCCACCTGCAGGTCCTCTCCGAGTTCGTCGTTGAGAGCCTCGATCAGATGTGGGAAGAAGTGCACCGCGTCATGGAAGATAAGACCGTGAAGCTGCTGCTCACTCCAGGCCTCTGCGCGATCTGCCCGCTCGACCTGCAGCGACGGATGGACATGTTCGGCCAGCTCGAGATCACCCGATACACCGCGATCGTCCGCGGCATGATCCTCGAGCAACGCCTGCACCACGCCGGCCAGATGGCGCTCACCGAACAAGTGCAGCGAGCCGTCGCCGGCCGTAACGGCGCGACGATCACCCTGGCATCACAGAAGTCACCTGGACCGATCGAGCAATGCAGGTGCATGGTCGCAGCTGCCGGCCTTGCAGCTCGACCCACCGCAAAGGTTCGCAAGCCCCAGCTCGGGATAGCGACATGACGACCTCGACGCGATTAGTCTGACGCCGTGGGTCTGTTCACCAAAAAGGAGCCGCCGGCGTTCGGGACCAGTGCGCCGGTCACGGCCGCCGCTGGCTACGGTGGACGCCCTGGCCCGTTGAGCCAGTGGACCGTAGGGGCACAGGTTCAGCGGGCTCTGTCTATTCCCACGGTATCCCGTGGCGTCGGTCTCATCACCTCCACCATCGCCGGCCTCGACTTCAAGACGTACACGCTCGGCTGGAACGGCGAAGAGTACGAGCGCAACTACATCCCGAACGAGACATGGATGCAACGGCCGAACCCTGAGGTCACCCGTAGCTTCATGATCTCCTCCACAGTGCAGGATCTCATGCTGTGGGGTAGAGCCTTCTGGGTCAAAATGACCGAATACTCGACCGGCTTCCCCGCGTCGTTCATGTGGATACCACACGAGAACGTCTACACGCCGAACGACGCCGGCCCCGAATGGTTCCGCATGCCCGACGACATTGAGATCAACGGCGTCCCCATCGACCCCGCCAACGTCGTCACGTTTCTGTCACCGATCAACGGCATGCTCTGGACCGGCAACCGCGCCATCCAGATCGCCACAGAGCTCGACGCAGCCGCGCTACGTTTCGCCACCAACGCCGGCGGTATCGCCTCGGGCTACCTGCAGCAGAAGGACTCGGGCGAACCGCTCGGAGGCGAAGACCTGACCGAGCTCGCCCAAGCATGGGCAGACGCCCGCGGCAAGCTCGCCGTCGGCGCTCTCAACAACTTGGTCGAGTGGCGCGAGAGCTCGATCGACGCCTCCAAGCTTCAGCTCCACGAAGGCCGGCAACACGCCGCGCTCGAGCTGGCCCGCGTCCTCCAGGTTCCCGCATGGCTCGTCGGCGTGTCAATCTCAAGCATGACGTACCAGAACTCGCAGCAGGCACGGCAGGATCTGATCCTGTTCGGCGCCAAGCCCTACATCGACTGCCTGCAAGAAACTCTCTCACTCAACAGCGTGATCCCAAATGGTCGCTACGTCGAGCTCGACGTTGTGAAGTACATTCGAGATGTGGAGAACGCCGCAGACACACAGGAGCCCGAGGCATGACCACAATTCGCATGACCGCCCAGGCCGTCACCGTTGACGCAGCTGCCGGCGACGAACCCACACGCACCATCACCGGCATCGCCGTCCCGTACGGCGTCGACGCTGTGGTGATGGGCGGCCAGACCGTCCGCATCGAGGCCGGCGCCCTGCCGATCGACGGACCCGCGCCTCGGCTGCTCGAGCAGCACGACACCAACCGTGTCGTCGGTCTCGTCACCGAGCGCAGCGACACCGAGGAGGGCATGATGTTCTCCGCGAAGATCGCCGAAACCAGCGCCGGCGATGACCTGCTGGCGTTGCTCAAGATGGGCGCATACGACTCCGTGTCGGTCGGTATCGAGCCGATCGACGTTGAGCAGGACGGCAAGACCACCGTGGTCAAAGCTGCCAACTGGTCAGAACTCTCCGTGGTCTACGAACCCGCGTTCGCAGACGCGAAGATCACCCAGGTCGCCGCCTCCGCCGAGGAGGAGGAGATCGAACCCCAACCCGATCCAGAGGAGGATCACATGTACGAAGAGTCCACCCCAGAGGTCGTGGAGGCCGAGCCCGTGAAGGCTGAAGCCCCCGCAGAGCGACCCACCACCGTGTTCGCACAGCCCCGCAAGCTCCAGCTTCCAGGAGTCGGCGAGTACATCATCGCGATGCGTGAAGGCGGCCACCGCTGGCACCAGATGAACGAGAACATCCGCGCCGCCACCGGCGACGTTGTGATCTCCGACGCTGGCGGCTTGGTCCCGACCCCCGTCGTTCAGCCCCTGTACGACGACATTGACGCGCTCCGTCCGATCGTGTCCGCGCTGGGCGCCCGCTCGATGCCCGACGCGGGCTCGACCTTCTTGCGTCCGAAGATCGCGAACCACAGCGGTGTGGCAGTCCAGGCTTCCGAGCTCGGCAGCGTGAACACTGCAGACTTCGACATCTCGAACGTCACCTTCACCAAGAAGACCTACGCTGGCACGCTCCTCCTGAGCGAGCAGGTGATCGACTTCTCGACGCCGAGCATGCTGCAGGCCGCCGTGAACGACCTCGCCGGCCAGTACGCCCTCGCCACCGAGGACTATGTGGTCGACCAGATGGCCGCCGCGATCACCAACTCGCAAGAAGTGATCGTGACCGACGCGACGAGCTCGAGCGAGTTCATTGCTGACATGTACACCGCAGCTGCGTCGATCGCGACGACCGGCAACTACTTCCCGAACGCGCTCGTCGTGTCACCCGCGAAATGGGCAGTGCTCGGCAGCTTGGTCGACGGCGACGGCCGGCCACTGTTCCCGCAAGCCGCGCCCTCGAACTCGGCCGGTCTGCTGCCCGACGGCGTGACCGCCGCGAACGGCAACCCGCTCGGCCTGAGCTTGGTCGTGTCGAACCAGATCGGTACGCAGGCGATCGGCAACAAGACCGCCACCGAGTACTACTGGCTCATGAACACCCGCGGTGTCGAGTTCTACGAGAACTACAAGGGCTTCCTGCAGGTCGCCAGCGCCACCACGCTCGGCCTCCAGGTCACCGTCCGCGGCTATGTGGCATGCGAAGTGCTCGATGTCAACATGATCCGCGTGCTCGGCCCCGACGCCACGTTCTGATCCCCTGAGGACTGCACGACGCTATGGCTTCTTTCACCATCACCCATGCGTGGCGGTTAGACGGCTATGGCGTCGTGCAGGTCCTCGAGCATGTCGACGGCCTCATTGTTGGCTCAGACATCAACATCAGCGGCCTCGCGAGCACACAGCTCAACGGCAACCACACGGTCTACAGCCTCGAGAACTACAGCTTCACCGGCGTCACGGACGAAGGCGACCTGGTGTTCAACACGCAGATCGACCGGCCGAACCAAATCCTATTCGCCGACACCGGCGACGACATCGACCGCCAGACCGACAGCGGCACCCTGCAATACACGCCGACCTGTACCTGGATCGACAGCGACGATGTGATCGAATGGCTCGGCATTGACGGCGCCACCGCAAACGACACCGCGTTCGTCGCGACCTGTGTCTCAGCTGCCAACGCCTTCTGTTCAAGGCGGCGACGCAGCGCCGGCTACTTCGACGCGCTCAACACCGCGCCAGACGGCTCCGTCAAACTTGGCACCGTCATGTACGCAGCGATCCAGTACCGCTCCCGCGGATCGGTCGACGGCTACGCATCATTCCAAGACTTCAACCCGCAGCCAGTAGGCACGCTCGGCCAAGTGCTCCAGCTCCTCGGCTGCGGTAGACCGCAGGTCGGATAATGGCCGGCACCGGCTTCTTGGTCGACGCGATCGACGAAGTGAAGACCGCGATCACCGCGGTCGGTCTGGTGCCCGTCACCGACCCTCGGAACGCTCGGCCGTTGTCCGCGTTCATCGAGGCGCCACGCTTCTCGAGCTTCAACAACAACATTGCAGACATCACGATCATCGTTAGGGTGCTCGCACCGCCTCCAGGCAACGACGACGCCCTCCAGTATCTGATGACCAAAGTGGACGCGATGATGGGCAGCAGCCTCGCGGTCACTGCCGGCGAACCATCCACCGCGATCATCGGCGAGCAACAACTGCCCGCCTATGATCTCACTATCAACCTCTCAACAAGGAGAGCCTGAACATGGCAACAGTAACCAACCTCACCCAGCCGTACTTCGAGATCGACAGCAACGACTTCAGCGACCAGTGCACCTCGTGCTCGATCGCCTACGAGGTCGAGGCGCTCGAGGCCACGACGTTCGACGACTCGGCACGCAACTACACCGCAGGCCTGCAGAACAACGAGATCACCGCCACGCTGTTCATCAGCTACGGCGCGACCGAGGTCGAGGGCATCCTGCAGGGCCTGATCGGCACCACGTTCGACACTGTGGTCGGCGCTACCGGCTCCGTCGCAGCTGCCGATAATCCTGTGTACACGCTCACCGGCGGATACCTAGCGTCGTTCACGCCGATCAACGGCGATTTCGGCACACTGTCCACCGTTGACATTACCATTCAAGGCGGTGCGCTCACCCGAGCCGTCGCCTGAGCTAGCAAAGAAAGGCGCACAACATGCAGCTCACACTCCGCGTTGACATCGGCGACGGACCAGAGGACGTTACGACGACCCTCTGGTCCATCGTCGCATGGGAGCGCAAATACAAGACCAAAGCATCGGACATGGCGAAGGGCCTCGGAATGGAGGACCTGGCCTATCTGGCCTTCGAGGCCAGCAAGGCAGCGAAGAAGGTCATGCCGGCCGTGTTCGACGATTACCTCAAGAAGATCATCAGCCTCGAGGTCGTGTCGGAGGACGCGGACCCTACCCACGGGGCACCAGACGACGCCAGCTAGCCGAGCTACTGGTACACCTCCACTGGTGGCCCCCTCACATAGAGTTCGACGGTAAGGATCTCGTCACAGTGATCGCGATCCTCAATGAACAAGACAGGAAGGCGAAACAAGGTGGCAGGACGAGGTGATGCACTCACACTTGAGATGCTGAACGATGCCGTCCAGTACGACGTAACTCGCCTCATGTCCGCGCTCGGCAAGATCGACCCCGCTCTTCGTCGAGCAACACAAGCCAAAATGAAGCTTGCAGCGAAACCGATGGTCGCCGAAGCACGGAGCCTGGTACCCGAGGACTCTGGCCTGAACTGGGGCAACTGGATTACGGACGCGCCCGAGCTCGGCAAGGCCGGCACCGGCCGAGTGATCGGCACCTATGACGCCAAGAAGATCCGACGCGGGATCAAGGTCACCTACAAAGGGCCAAGCAAACGCGACCGCCAGAAGGAGATCTTCCCGCTGCTCACGTTGCAGAACACCGACGCTGGTGGCGCCATCTTCGACATCGCTGGCAAGGCCAACGGCGCCGGTCGTGGCAGCGAGAACGAAGCTCGAGGTCGCGCCATGATCCAGAAGCTCCGCAAAAACGCTCGAGCATCACGGATCGTCTGGCGTGCGGCTGAACGGCACCTTCCGACAGTGCAACGTGGCGTCGCTGACGCGATCAAAGACATGGAAGAGGCCATTCAGGCCCGCGTAGATAAGAGGCTCGGCTAATGGCTATCAAGGTCCCAATCCTCTCCGAATGGAACCCCAAAGGGCTCGACAAGGCAAAGGCCGACTTCCAGAAGCTGGAGAAGACCAGCGAGAAGGTCGGCTTCGCAATGAAGAAGGCGTTCCTGCCAGCCACCGCCGCGCTCGGCGCACTCACCACAGCTGCAGGCGCATCACTCAAGGCCGCAGTTGAGGACGCTGCACAGCAAGAAGAGCTCGCCCGCCAGATCCAAGCCGTCACCGGCGCCACAGATGAAGCCGTCGCAGCGAATGAAGAGTTCATCGCCCAGATGGAGCTCGCCACCTCGACTTCGGACGCGGTGCTTCGACCGGCGCTCGGCAACCTTGTCCGCGCCACCGGCGATGTCACCGAGGCCCAAGACCTGCTCGGCATCGCGCTCGACATCTCCGCAGCCACCGGCAAAGATCTCAACACCGTCAGCGAAGCCTTAGCGAAGGCATACCAGGGCGAAACATCCAGCCTGAAACGCCTCGACCCAAGCCTCACCGCGGTCATCAAGAGCGGAGCAGACTTCAACGAGATCGGCGAGAAACTGGCCGAGACGTTTGGCGGTGCAGCTGCAGACGCTGCCGACACTGCTGAGGGTCGTTTCAAGCGGATGCAGATCCAGATCGACAACGCCCAGGAGTCGATTGGCTACGCGCTGCTGCCCATCCTCGAGAAGCTGATACCCGTCCTCGAGTCCGCTGCCACGTTTGTCGGAGACAACACGGAGCTTTTCATCGGGCTCGGCGCAGCAATCGCAGCAGTGTCCGCGATCGTCATCGCCTACAACGCAGCTCTCAAAGTGAAGGCGGTCGTGACAGGTGTCGCCACGGTCGCTCAGAAGCTGTTCAACAAGGCGATGAAAGCCAGCCCGATCTTCACGATCGCGACCATCATCGCGCTCGTCGTCGTCGCGCTCATCAAACTCAACAAGCGTTTCGGCCTGCTCGAGAAGATCATGATGGCCGTCAACTACGTCATGGACAAAGTGAGCGACGCTGTGAGCTGGCTCGCCGGCAAGTTCATCGACTTCATCAACACGCTCATCGACGTAGCCAACAAGATCCCGTTTGTGTCAATCGACAAACTTACAAACACGTTTGAGGAGCAGGCCAAAGTCGTCACCGACGAGCTGACACCCGCGATCGAAGGATACGGCGAAGCAGAGCTCGAGGTCGCCAAAGACATCGCCGACGCTGCCTACGAGCAGTCCCTCGCGAATATCGAATACGAGACCGCGAAGAAAGTCATGGACGAGCTGCACCCCAGCATCGAAGACATCGAAGCAGCGATAGCCAAAACGAACAAGGACATGGAAGCGCACCACGAGGTGCAGAAGTTCATCTCTGACATGAACCGCGACCTCATCGACGAGTTCGACCTGCTGTTCACCACGTTCGACAACGAAAAAGCCGTCAACGACTTCACAGACGCGCTCGCCGAAGCTGCCGGCATCACCGCAGAGTTCGGCGAAGACTCCCGCGAAGCCGCCGAAGCGAACCAGCAGGTCTACCGCGAACTCGCCAACGTCATCGAACAGCTCGGCAACATCCCAGCCACCACCCAAGCACAAATGCTGCTCGACATCGAACGCGGCGAACTCGACCGCGTGATGCAAGACATCGCCGTCTTTCAACACATGGCAGACACCGCCGTCACCATGCTCACCTCGAGCGAGATCGCGGCAGCTGCCGGCATGGTCAGCGGCGGCAACTTCGCACCGTCCACACTCGCGCAGCCTGTGTCTAGCGTGCAGATCGGCGGCACCCGTTCAGCTGACAAAGCAGGCGCCAACATCACCGTCAACGCCGGCGTCGGAGATCCAGGCGCGATCGGCCAGACCGTCGTCGAAAGCATCACCGCCTACGAACGACGCAACGGGGCAGGCTGGCGGTCGTCGTAATGCTGCCAGCCGACACACGCGTCTACGCCTACTTCGACGTACCCACCACGCCCGTCTTCACACTCAACGACGCCACGGCCGGCCAACTCGACAACACCACCTACGTCCTCGCCGGCGACATTGAGCAAGACATCACCGCCGATGTCATCTCGGTCACCACAACTCGAGGCCGATCCCGTTGGCTCGACGAAATGACCGTAGGCACCGCCAGCGTCGTCGTCCGCAACCGCGACCGCGACTACGACCCCACCGGCACCGGCGCATACGCCAACAACATCGTCCCAGGCAAACGCATCCGCATCGACGTAGGCGGCGAACCAATCTTCAACGGCTTCGTCGACGACTGGGATCTCAACTACCCGCTCAACGGCGACGCCACCGCCGTCTGCATCATCAGCGACACCCTCGCACGCCTCGGCCGCACCATCATCGACCCATACACCACCACCTCCGAGCTGTCAGGCGCCCGCATCAACGACATACTCGACCAGCCAGAGGTCAACTTCCCAGGCGCACAACGCGACATCGACGCCGGCCTCACCACACTCCAAGCCGACACGATCGGCGCCGGCCAAGACGCGCTCTCATACTTGCAGATCGTCGCCACCACCGAAGCCGGCCGGCTGTTCGCAGCACGTGACGGCACCCTGACGTTCAGGCAACGATCAGCGCCGACACAGACCGCCCAGGTCGAGTTCCGTGACGACGGCACCGGCGTACCGTTTGAGGCCGTCGAAACAGCTGTAGGTTCGGAGCTGCTGTACAACCGTGCCGAAGTGACACCGCTCGGCGGCAGCCTCATCACAGCTGATAACACAGAGTCGCAGAGCCTCTACGGCATCCGCACAGTGTCCAAGCCAGACCTGCTGTTCGAGAACACGGTCGACGCCGAGTCATTCGCCGAATATCTGGTCAACAAGTACGGCACACCAGAGCTGCGTATCGCATCGCTCACCGTGAGCTTCGCAGCTCTCAACGACACACAAGCCGTGCAGACCGCCACCATCGAGATCGGCAACGTCATCCGCGTCAGGTTTCAGCCGCCAGGAGGAGGCGACCCAATCGACCAGTACGGCATCGTGGAAGGGATACAGCACCTAGTTCTTGCCGATAGTCATCGTGTAAGGTTCCAGATGTCATCACTACAAGAGCTTCCATTCACGCTCGACGACACCGTTCTCGGCGTACTCGACGGTGAAGCGGTGCTCACCTACTAGGAGAACCACATGGGCTCAGGTTTCAAGGACTGGTCACCAGGCGACGTACTCACCGCAGCCGACGTTGACGGCTACCTCATGCGGCAGACCGTGATGACGTTCGCCGACGCATCTGCACGCGATACCGCACTCTCAGGCGTACTCGACGAAGGCATGGTCGCCTATCTCGAGGACAGCAACGCGATCACCGTGTACAACGGCAGCGCCTGGGTTAGCGTTATCGACTCAGACGTTCTCACAGTTGACACATCCAACAACCGCGTCGGCGTCAATGACAGCACACCGTCCTACGCTCTCGATGTCACTGGTGACATCAACGCCACAGGTGACTTGCGTATCGGCGGCACCGCCATCGGTGATCCTGTTTCGTTTACGCCTACCTTCACTTCGGGTGTCACAGTAGGCAACGGCACAGTCGATGCTTACTACTGGCAGGTGAACAATCTCGTCTTTTGGCGAATGCAGTTTGAGTTAGGTTCGACGTCAGCCATTACCGGCCCCGTCATTATTGAGTACCCTGTGGCGTCGATTGGCACACATGTGAACGCGATCGGCGGCAGCGTGTTTTTTGATGACGCCAACAGCACGGACTTTTACGGATTTTTGTATCGCAACAACTCAGCACAGGCCCGCGTTGTCGTTGGTGACACTTCCAGCACCTACCTAATCTGGGCCAATCTGTCGTCGACTGTGCCGTTCACTTGGGCAACCGGCGACAAACTTGTGATCGAAGATTGGTACTCGGTGCAATGATTGTCATGGTCATCATCCTCGCTGCGATCGCGGTGGGGGCCATTGTTTCGATAGTGGAGAACTAGAACATGAACCTCACGAACCCACCGAAGGCACTGATCGCTATGGTCGCCATGATCGTCATCGCCGTGCTCATGGTCGCCGACTCGATCGCGAACGAGGCCGGTACTGGCATGCTCGGCACGATCGTCGGTTACGCGGTCGGCAACGGCATCGCTGCCAAAGGTGGCAAAGATGTCCAGCCGATCATCGGCAAGAAAGCCGACCAGTGAAGTACCACAACTGGCATCGAGACACGCCAGCTGCACCGTTCATTACCTGCTCCCCGAACCTGCAGCAGATCCGCAGATACGCCGAGAAGACCTGGGGCTTCTGGTATTTAGGTTGCTACGTCAAACGCCCGATCCGCGGAGGCACACGCTGGAGCTCGCACGCGTTCGGCGCCGGCCTTGACCTGTCGTACCGTGCCACCGAGGACCACACAAACACACCAACGCGAGAAGCGGTCGAAACTGTGATTATCCCGTGGCTCGAGGAGAACGCCGAGCTGATCGGCATCCAACGCATCCATGACTACTGGGCTCGCCGTTACTGGCAGGTCGGCAAGGGCTGGATCAACCGCCCTCCAGGAGGCAAGAACGATCACATCCACCTCGAGGTGAACACCGAGACCTGGCATTGGGACACCTCGATCGAAGACCGCCTGACTAGCGGCCCACCTGCAGCTGCAGCCGCGAGTCCGACCTTCACTGCAGCTCAGGTGCCGCCGTACCCAGGCAACAGCACTCGCCGAGGCTCGAAGGCGAAGGCCCGCGTCAAGCAGATCCAGCAACGCCTCGCCGACAAGGGCTACAAGATCGGACCTGTCGACGGCATGTTCGGACCGATCACCGACGCAGCTGTGCGCGCTTTCCAAAAAGACGTCGGCGAGTACGTCGACGGCATTGTCGGACCGAAGACCTGGGCGGCACTGTTCGGGTGATAGTTGCATGATGTAACACCTCGGTGGCATGATGGGGCTCCCACAACAACTACGGAGGTTCCCCATGATCCGTCTAGTGCTTCTAGGCATCGCCACAGCCGGCCTGCTCGTGCCGGCTTATTTTGATAATCCAGAGAACTACGAGCACGACGCCCTGCTACCCACGACCACGGCCGCAGCTGTAACCAGCACGACCGGCGCCGTTGTTGTGGGAACCTCCACGGCGCCGCAGGCGAACCCCACCACTTCCATTGCTGTCACAGCGACGACACGGCTGCCGTCGACAGTACCGACCACCAGCATCGCCATACCTCCCGATGCCAAGTGCTCGGAGTGGTGGGGCTTCGCTGCCATCTACTTCGAGCCCGACGAGCTCGAGATCGTCGACCGCATCATGTGGCAAGAGTCCCGATGCCAACCCGACGCGATCAGCCCCACCAACGACTACGGCCTGATGCAGATCAACTGGGCGGTCTGGGGAGACACGATCAACTCGCAAGGCTTCAGCCGCGACGATCTTCTCGACCCATCGGTCAACATGATGTGGGCCTTCTTGATCGCCCACGAAGCCGAACGCATCGGCTGGTGCACCTGGCAGCCCTGGTACATGAGCGGAGGCTACGGATGCTGATCAGACTCTCAGAAGCCGATGACGACATCTGCTGGAACTACGCCAAGAAGATCACCACGCATCGGCCAGACCACCCGACATACTCGACCGGCTACAACCGCATATCGTGGGAAGACGACCCCGTGTACAACAACTACATGGCAGCAGTCGCCGAGATGGCAGTTGCACGCATGCTCGACAAGCCGTGGAACGGTGGCGGCCTTGAGGCCGGCATGGCTGACGTTGGCCCCAACATCGAGGTCCGTCACGCCAAAGAGCGACACTACGGGCTCGTCATCAAACGCAAAGACTGCGACAGCGACTTCTGGAACGTGCTGTGTTACGTCTTCGATCACAGATGGAGCGGATATCAGCCAGGCGAAGTAGAAGTGATCGGCTATTACAACGCCCGCGAGGGATACCTAATGGCCGGCCAGTGCCAAGCCGAGCACTGCTGCTACATCCTCAACAACTACACCCGTGCCTTAGGGCAGCGACACCTCAGGAGGTTCCAACATGAACATCGACGACTATGAGCCAGTAGCGGTCCGCCTGGAGCGTTGGCTGAACCAATGCGGAGCTCGAGAAGTAACAGGCCGCGTTATTACCGAGCTCCTTTACCGCACCGACGATGTTGCCGTGTTCAAGTGCGAGCTCTACGAAGACGACGTACTGGTCGCGGTCGGTCACGCTGAGGATTACCGCAGCGGACGCGGACCCACCTCGACTAACTGGTTCGAGGTCGCAGAAACTAGCGCCGTCGGTCGAGCTCTCGCCAATGCCGGCCTTGCCGGCTCCAATCCTGACCGCCGGCCGTCACGCGAAGAGATGACAAAGGCCGTAGCGGGCTCTAGAAGGCCACAGGAGCCCCGTAACGAGCCGATCCGCACTGTGGCACCAGACAACAGCGGACGGCGCTCACAGCCCACAGAGAAGATGGCCGGCTTTTATCGGAAGCTGTGCCAGGAACGGGGCTGCGACGTAGACCCTGCTGCACTGGAAGACTTCGATGTGTGCAGATCCGAGATAGACCGCCTCAAGGCTGGATCGCCAGCATGACATTCCACACACAGCTGAACTCGCACATGTCCGAGAAGGACTGGCAGAAGATGGTGACCGAGACCGCCGACTGGTTCGGATGGATCTACTATCACTCGAGGCCGGCACTCACTCAGGCCGGCAAGTGGGCGACACCGCTCCAGGGGCTCGCCGGCTTCCCCGATCTCGTACTGGTGCACAAGACCCGCGGGCTTGTGTTCGCCGAGCTCAAGAGCCAGAAAGGCCGGCTATCTACCAAGCAGGAGCACTGGATCGACCTGCTCGAGTTCGCAGGCGCCGAGGTGCATGTATGGCGCCCCACAGACTGGCCGGCGGTACTTCGCCGGCTTCGTAACAACCCAGGAGGTACAAAATGAAACAACCACGACCCGAGGTCTGGCGCACAGTAGGCACCAGCACGAGCTACGCCGGCCTAGTCGGAGCGCTCGAAGTGCTCGAGCACCATGCCCGCCGGCTCTGCCACAACCACCCAGACGACTACCTGCTTGACGGGCTTCGCAACATCCTCTGCTCGATCGACGAGCTCGAGGCTGCCGGCCGTTTCGGTACTGTCGTTACCGATAAACGTGAACAGGCTATGAGCCAGCATCCATCGGGAAAAAACAGGGACTTGACAAGCCCACTAGACTCCCCCAACACTCACCCCACAGCGACGACGACGCCGGCCCTCCAGGAGCCGAGCGGAGGAGTGGAGCGCTGACATGCAGATAAACGAAGCACGCTCACTCCTCGACGCCTGGACGGTCCGCATGAAACCCTCCACGCCACCCTTCAAGGGCGACGACTACACCAAAGAGCAATGGATCAAACGCCTCGAACTTGTCAGCCAAGACGTAGCCCGAGCAGCATGGCGCTCCTGGCTCAACGCCGGCCACGCTAAATGGCCGAACCTCTACCAACTCGAGGACGAGCTACGCAAGCACGCCGGCGTAGGCGACCTCGGCGATTGCTCATGGTGCAATAACACAGGCTGGATCGAAGCCGACGCCTTCGAGGCCCGAGGCATCATGTACGAATGCAGCGAGCCATGCAAGTGCGACCACGGCAAGATGGTCGAACGCTCCCCCATCTGGCGTGACCGACCGCAGCTGTGCCCAGCATGCAACGGCGTCGGATACTTCGCCGGCCATGCACCCGACGATGACGTAGAGCCATGCTTCGAGTGCAACGGTGACGCCATCGCCACGAAGAGCGCACTGGCCCGCATGCGAGAACTCCGAGCACAACTAGCGAAGTGAGATGGGAAGCAGAGGCAGCATGTCACGGCATGACTCACCTCTACTTCCCCCGCAACGGATCAGCCAAGCGAGCGCTCGCCATATGCGCCGAGTGCCCAGTGCTCGAACAATGCAGAGCAGAAGCCCTCGAGCTGTCCAGCCGTGTCACCCTCCACGGCGTATGGGGAGGGATGACACAGAGGGAACGCGAAGCCATCACCGGCCGGCACACAGGAGCATGGGTAGATGAGTAAAGAAACGAACAAGGTCTACAACACGGCACGCTGGAAGAAGCTCAGAGTGCAGGTGCTCCAGGAGGAGGGCTACCGCTGCCACTGGTGCGGAGGGAAAGCAACCCAGGCAGACCACCTGCTTGAGCTTGACGCCGGCGGCGACCCATACGAACGGACGAACCTGGTGGCATCCTGCCGGCCTTGCAACGCAAAACGAGGGAGCGCGTACCAGCACCGAAAGAATGCGAAACGCGCTACCGTTTTTCGGGAACGCGATTTGGGCAC